AATTAATACAAAATTGGTTTTTTATAAATAAATTTTACGTTAATTAAAACGAGGAGATAGACGATAATGAATAACTATCAAAAACTTGTGGAAAAGTGGAGCCCAATTCTTGAGCACGAATCTTTTTCACCAATCAAAGACGCTCACAAGAGAGCAGTAACTGCTACTATTCTTGAGAACACAGAGCGTGCACTAGCCGAAACAGGTGATCTATCTGCTAATATGACTAGCCTCTTGAACGAAGCTCCAGCTAACGATGCTGGTGCAAACGGTTTCAGTGGTCTAGCTACAGCAGCAGGTCCAGTCGCCGGTTACGATCCAGTGCTAATCTCTCTAGTTCGTAGAGCTGTTCCTAACCTAATTGCTTATGACATCTGCGGCGTTCAGCCAATGACTGGTCCAACAGGCCTTATCTTCGCGATGAGAGCTCGTTATACTAGCCAAGCTGGTGCAGAAGCAATGTTCAACGAAGCTGATACAGACTTCGCTGGTACAGGTACACATACAGGTACAATCGCTGTAACCGATGCTGCTAACACAACATTGTTCTCTACAGGTACAGGTATGGATACAGGTGCTGCTGAAGCTCTTGGCGACGGTGGTGGTACTAACTACGCTGAAATGGCCTTCTCAATCGAGAAAGTTACTGTATCTGCGAAGACAAGAGCTCTAAAAGCTGAGTACACAACTGAGCTTGCTCAAGACCTACGTGCAGTACACGGCCTTGATGCAGAATCAGAGCTTGCGAACATCCTTCAATCAGAAATCCTTTCTGAAATCAACCGTGAAGTTGTTCGTACAATCTACACAACAGCTGAAGTTGGTGCTACAAACACTGCTGCTTCTGGTGTATTCGATCTTGACGTCGATGCTAACGGCCGTTGGTCAGTTGAGAAGTTCAAAGGTCTAATGTTCCAGATCGAGCAAGAAGCTAACGCAATCGCAAAAGGAACACGTCGTGGTAAGGGTAACCTAGTTATCTGTTCTTCTGACGTTGCTTCAGCATTGCAGATGGCTGGTGTTCTTGACTACGCACCTGCTCTTAACGGTAACTCACTAGAAGTTGACGATACAGGCAACACCTTCGCTGGTGTTCTTAACGGTCGCTTCCGTGTATATGTAGACCCATTCGCTGGTTCTAACTACCTAATCGTTGGATACAAAGGTACATCAGCATTTGACGCTGGTCTTTTCTACTGCCCATACGTTCCTCTACAAATGGTTCGTGCGGTTGGTGAGAACAGCTTCCAGCCAAAAATTGGATTTAAGACCCGCTACGGCATGGTCGCAAACCCATTCGCTGAAGGCCATCTTGCTTCCGGCAACTCTAGCGCTCTTGGAAGACTTGACGCTGGTGTCAACAAGTACTACAGAAAAGTACGCGTAACAAACCTATTTTAATAGGTTATAAGAAGAGTAGCGTTCAGCTACCACTCTTTAGGGGCTTCGTTCTGAAGCCCCTTTTTTTTATTTTAGATGTTTTGAAAAATACGATCTTATTAGAAAGACTCTTATATAAGCAACAACAGTCATTACGCAAGTAACCATAGTTCCTAATACAATTGGGTCTGTAACGTTTAATCTTTCGATGAATATAAACAATAAGGATAGATTTAAAGGATAGTTAACTAATAGACCAGTACCTATTTGAGTAGCTGTTTCTTTATGAATTTGTTTTGTTCTTTTAGAGATCTTCATTTCCACGTATTTCTTGTGCTAGTTCTTCTAGCTTTTCTAAGCAAGTTTGACATTGAGTTCCAGCACCAGTTGTTTGTTTAATCAGTTCAATATCAGAATATTCTAACATCTCACGGATAGTATTTTCAGTTAAAGCTTTGCAAATACACACTATCATGAGAGATACTCCGTGACTCTCCTGATGGTATCAATTTCAGTTTGGGGATTATTCCACATACGATTACGAGGGCTTGGATGTGGTATCTTGAGATGTGGTACCTGATTCTTTTCTAACCAAGTAGAAGCAACATTACCGAGCGCTATTACTTTATCATATTTACGAACGAGTTCAATATCATTATAAGAACGATTCGTCCAGTCAAACGAGCGTTGAACCCACTTGATTACTCGGTTCTTAGTTGGAGATTTTTCTGGCGTTGTTTTGCCGGGAGCTTCCCCGACTATAATTAATGATTCCATAATATAAACTATTCTGATTCACGCTTATATAGTTCTACGCAAGTAGCTATACCTTGTTTTTCTTTTTCTTCTACGAACTTCATAGCATCACGATATCGCATGACACCTTTATAGATTAAGTCGCATGTTCTTGGGTGTACAAACGTTACATGAAATAATGTAAAGGGTGTAATCATAATCTACTCTTCGTCGTACTTAAGCATTTCCTTGTTTCTACCGAAACCACGTGTTTTAATGTAGCCCTTCTCGATAAGTGAATCAATAGTCATAGATATGATGTGTTGCTTATTGTACTCTAAGCCCCAAGTAAAGCCAACGACAGTAAACACAATCGCGGTTAACCAGTACATCCAATCAGCGAGCATCGTTTACTCTCCGTATCGTCTTAGTACTTTTTCGATAATTCGCTGTGTAGCATCAAGCTTTTTAAGCTCAGCTTCAAATTTATCTTCTTCTTGCTCAACTCGTTGAACTTGAATAAATCCTTCGTCGAGAGCCATTTGGTATAGATCGACTTCTGAAATACTTTCAAGTCTTTCTAAACATACACACAGCAATTCATCATAACTAATGATTCCTCGCCTTGCGTCGGACAAGAGTTGTTTCGCGATATTCTTCGGCATATCATTTCTCCTAGTTGCACATAGTATTTTATAAAAAACACAGTTTAGGCCTGTTTTTCCTGAAGGAACCAATCAGGATGTGATCCTTTATATCCTTCAAATCCGCGCCACCAATCAGGCGCTGACCTTCCCCACTCCCACTTAGCGAAAGGCTTCGCTGCATGGTAGTATTTCCGGTATGCTGTTACAGCATCACCAGGAACTTTACAATCTGGGTAATGACTCATCGCTTGAGCGAACTCAGTCAACCCGATGTCTGGTATGTTTTTAGGAGGCTTGGCTAGTATCTCACCAAGCTTTTGATATGTTGAATGTACGCGATTTCTACGGAATTGATATTCCTCAGCCATCGCTTTAAAATGTTTGTAATGCCACTCGTAATTTGCTTTACTTTCTTTTGTCCATGTAGTGCAGGGATGAAACTTATGAACTGCAAGGTAGTACAGTTCGTCTCGCTCATCTCCAAATGCGTAATATGTTTGCATAGTCTTACCAGACTTGCTCCTGCGTTTTTCAGGAATCCCATCAAGTAGACGATGCACGGTTGATAACATTTGTGCAGACTCGACAATCATCTTAGGGACGTGCTTGTCACAGAGATAGGTTGCTGCAATTTTTGGATCGTTGTCGAGTACAAATATATTCATTTCATTACCAATTAAGTTCGCTCGGGAGTGCCATATACTCGGCATCCTTCGAGCGAAAAGTTTCACGTCGATGTTTCAGAACAGTTACGTCGCAGTGGCAATAGGTATCACCATAGCATCCACTGGGCTGAGAGAAACGCTTTTCAATCGCTGCGTCAATAGCATCAATGTCAATTAGTTCTTCAGCAAGTACTGCCATTAGCTTACATCCTTTTCTTCGATAGCCCACTCACGATAAGGATATTCGTGTTGTAAATCTTGAAGAAGGTTATACGCTTGGTTCATAGTTAAAGCAGACCAAGTATAAGGTGATTCAGTTTGACCTTTGTAGGTAATTAACCAAACGGTATGCATTACGCTGCTTCCACTAACTGATTATTGCTATCGTAATAATGGCACTCGTAATGAGCGCGCTCACCACCTTTCAGTGGAATCCAGCTTTCAGACTTGAGAGTAATACCATTGGCCCAGGAATCGTACTCGTCAGGACGAGTTTCACGAATGGCTAACCAACGATCGCTACCCCAAACGAATTCGATAGGAGTCTCCCACTCCTCACACTCAACTGCGTCGTCTTCAACTACGTCATAGCCAAGGATGTACTCTTCAGCGTACTCGTTGCTGTCCTCAATCAAACAGGAGAGCGTGGGAATACCACTCATGTTGATCTTAACAACATGAGACTCTTTCAAGTCACGAACCACATAGGTGTTACCACCCTTGAACTTCCAGTACTGAGGACACTCGCCCTCGCCATTCCAGTCGTGAGCACCATAGTTTTCGCGGATTTGAGTTTGAATAACGAGTTTCATAGCAGTATCCTTTTTTGATTTACAAGCCAATTATATAACAGTTTTTCGAAAATGTCAACTGTTTTTTCAATCTAGCCGACATTGAGCTTCGGCATCAATACCGATTTCTCGAAGCATTTCAGCGTAAACCTGAGCGCCAACGTATTTGGCGTCCATGTCTTGAGTGAAGCTCTGAGAAGGATTCCACAAGGAGTGGCCAGTACCAACGTAGGACTTCCTGAATCCGAACTCCTTGAGAATGTTCAGGGCCTTTCCGCGGACGCCTTTTACTTTAACCCAGGCAAATCCACATCCCATTGGATTCTCGCCGTATTCGCAGATGTAGTCAGTAGTTGCTTTGTCGGCTTCATTACGAGCCGCGAAAAGAGTTGCAGTGAGCATGTCGAGTTTAATAGCCATAATCAATTTCCTTTCAGTTTTTCCATTTGATGTAGCCATTCTATACCACATCAAAGCAAATGTCAACAACTTTTTTAGATCATTTTGAAATAAAGGTCGGACCTGTTATTCCTTAATCATCATAATAATCATCATCCAGTAGAGGATCAAGCGCAGTGCCAGTTAACGCACCGTCCCACAGTTTGGCGCCTTGCAGATTAGCACCACCCAAGTCTGCGCCGGCGAAACGGACGCCACGCAGGTCTGCATACTGCAGGTCAGTACCAAGCAGAAACGCACCGCTCAGATCGGCATGGCGCAGATCGGCACCACGCAGATTGGCACGGAACAGGTCAGCACCACGAAGGTCAGCATGACTCAGGTCGGCACATTCGCCTCCCTCTGCCTTGGCGAGCCAGAGGGAGTGCTTCCGGAGTACTTCGTTCAGGTCGTTGAGATTCATTAGTAACGCTCCTCCCAGGAGTAGTAGAACTTAGTGAGTTGAGGAATGATTTGTTCCAAATCTTCCATGAACGCCTTGTCAGTCTCGTCAGCGTTGTTGTGCTTCACTTGACGTTCGAGCCTAGCCACGAGGTTTTCGATGTTGTCTAGAAGACTGCCCATGTTACCCATAATGCGATCGCGGTGTTTCATGATCAATTCCTTATCCGTTTTTCCATTTGATGTAGCCATTCTATACCACATCAAAGCAAATGTCAACAACTTTTTTAGATCATTTTGTTATAAAGGCAGCTTCCCTTATTACGCTGCCACCGCAAAGGTGTAGACTTCGCGGATTCCGTCGTACAGTTTGATGTCCTCGTGGTGGAGTTCGTCGTCGTCCCGATCTATGTCATCGATGATAGTGGCCACTCGACCCCGCTTACCAGAGGCGAAGATGGTAATACCTTTCATCTTGGCCAGTTGAGCCCAGAGCTTCCGACCACCGAGCGACTGGGCTGTACCGGCCTGAATCACGATACCAAGCTTCCGAAGAATGAATCGGTATATCAGAGGAGCTATCCCGTGGCCTTGGAAGCGATAGTCAACTCGCATCAGGTCTACGTGGTAAGCGTTACTGCAGTATTCGGTACTGAGGCTGAGGTCCGCCACCGTTTGGTGCTTCCCTCCAGGTAGACGCTGGTTCATGTATACCTGGATCCACACCACATCGTCACCCAGAGAGCCCTCCATGTACACCAGCATCCCTCGAAGCTTGCCGAGGTAGGTACCCTCAGGTACCTGGCGCGCTAGGACGACGCGCTTGGACATGTCAATTCGTTCCATTTACACCTCCATTACCAATTTACAAGCCCATTCTACCACAGTCTGTACCGCTTGTACACCACTTTAATGCCTTAAAAATCAATCACTTATGCATTGTTACTCTAAGTAATTGATTTCAAAGGGATTGTTTATTTCCATAAGAATCAATAACTTATGTGCAGTACAGTCTAAGTTATTGATTTCAAAGGGATTGGCTGCTTAGATCATTTCGGAATAAGCATCGAGGTTCTTATAACCAGAAGGCGGCTCTCCAGATGCATCTGGAGCCTCTCTGTGCTCGAAGTAGGGTAGACCCACAGGAACGAGCATAAAAGGGCTCAGAGAGGGAGCCAGATCTGGCGGAGAGGGAGGGATTCGAACCCTCGGTACCTGTTGAGGTACGGTTCCTTAGCAGGGAACTGGTTTCAGCCACTCACCCACCTCTCCAAATTGGCTTTGTAGTGGCAATGGTGGACGAGGTTGGATTTGAACCAACGACCCCCCGGTTATCAGCCGAGTGCTCTCACCGAACTGAGCTACACGTCCAAATTGGCGACCCGTACCGGACTCGAACCGGTGACCACTTGCCTGTCACGCAAGTGGTCACC